CACTCGCGGGAATATCGAGCGCCACGGCTTGTGGCGCAGCTGTATTGGAATTCGTCGCATCACCGGGCGAATCGGAGGGCTTTTTGTCCAGGGCATACATGGCCGCCAATAGGATCAGAGCCACGATTGCCACTCCCCTGCCCCTCTTCTTCGTGGCTTTAGCAGCCTCAATGGCAAGAGACACGGGAGCCCCACAACTCGGGCATGTGGCCGCCCTATCGCTGAAATTCTTCCGACATTCCGGGCATTTGAGTAATGCCATTCGTTGTTTGCCCTCAGGTTTTAGGCTATTGAGCGAGGCACGGTCTAGTATCCGATTCCCGATGCTGTGACATATTTATTGAAGCCGTCCAGCGCCCGCAGTTCATCCGGCGCGCAATATGCATACCCGCACGAGAACGAGGCAACAATGAGATAGCTGCCATCAGGCTGGACTTTCTTTGTCGCTACACCGTAAAAGCGCCCCGCTCCCGTCGCGTTAAAGGTTTCGACTCGGGTATCGGTCGATAGGCGAACTCTCATACCTGAAACTGCCTCGAGAGCCTCAGGAACCGATGTCCACATCGCTTCGCACTGGCGTTGGCTTTGGCATTTGGGCGCCGGGGAAACTTGATCAATCGTTATTGCTGGCTGCTTGGGCGCGCCCGCACAGCCTGCCAGCAAGACAAGAATGGCCACGCTAGTCAAAATTCTCATTTCTTTCACATTCAGCTATTGATGGGGAGCAAATCCTATTCCACGCCACGAACCGGAAGTACTGGGCCATACATCGATTAGTTGCAGGCCGTCGCCAACCCAGCGTTCGCTGCGACCGCTATGGCGGGGTACTTAGCATCCTCGTACTGAAGGGTGGCGGACGTCGTGCTAGCAACAAAATCCTTAAATCCAACGTAACCGCCATAGCTATTTTTGGCGTTTACTTCGCCGCAGATCACGGACCCGTCCTTGTATGGAACTAGGCGGACATTCCTAAATTGCGCGCTGGAAGGATCCTTCAGCGAGTCAGCTACATTTTTTTTGGCTGCGCTAATTGCGGCTGATTTGCTCCTCTTTTTTAAGAACGCTGCCACATCTACCGAATAGCCGTCCACGACTGCTATTGATTTGGCCCTCAGGTCAGCGAATCTATCTTGCATGCTGGGCTGCGTGGAGCGAGGGAGACTGGTTGAAGACCCACTCACCGGGCGAGGCGGAGCGCATGCAACCAGGGTCGCCGTCAAAATCGGCAAAAAAACAAATCTCAACGTCTTCATATTCCCTCCGTGTAACAGTCCATATCTAAATCGTACCGCATTTCCCGGCAGAGGCTGCGCTCCCTGCGTTCTTTCAAAACATCAAAATAATTACTGAACAGTATTGACTTTAAAATTACTGTTCAGTAATATTCCTCCAACGCAGCAAAGAACGGTTTAGGCGGAAGCCACCCTAGTAGGGCTGCGGGAAGTACCCAGATTTACCCGCTCTTTAACACGACGAATCACAAAACGTTCCGCGACCGCCGAGAGGCGACGCGACAGGGGAGAAATGCGGACGCCCTGGACAGAAAGATGCCGAAAAACGCCCGCGCAGGTGGCTGAGCAGACTAAGGCCGGCCAGGTGTAGAGCCTGGCAGCGCGGGCGCGATCTTTATGACGCCAAGAATCGACCGAAGGCGCGTATTCGTGTTGATGACCACGGGGAGTAGTCCCGGAACCACTGACCATTGCAAGCCGTGAAAGACCGGGTGTTGTGCAACTGGCGGTGCTGGGCAGGAGTGGCGCTGAGTTTGTCTCGCGCTGCCCTGCCCCAGATTCTTCTGAATGCCAGCCCTTTCCGGGTTCAGGCATTTTCAAGAACCTGGAGATATCCATGACCCAACAAATCGGCATCACGATTCAAGAGCAAAAATTGCAGGTCCCCCTGACAGCGTTGTTGTCGATGCTGGCGCCAGCGCAGGAAATTCCGGGCACGCTATTGCAGGCTGAGCCCTACTTGAGTGCTGCGCCCCCGCTGCCTGCCGAGATCGGCGCAGATCTGCAAGGCGGTATCTATGCCGGCCCCATGATCGAGAACGGTCGGTTGGTCCACCTTATTGCAGCAAAGGAAACGCTCCCAGACTGCGAATGGGATGAAGCGCAGAAAGCCGCCGAAGACTATGAAGGTGGCGGCTACTCGGATTGGTATCTGCCGAGCAAGGCAGAACTGCTGATTGCTCTGGCTCACATTCAAGACAAATTCGAGAAGACTTGGCACTGGACTGCTACGCCCTACGGTGGGCACCACGCCTGGGCCGTCGGTTTCGAGTACGGCTACGTCAACTACTGGCACCGCGACAGCGAGTTTCTAGTTCGCCCCTTCCGCAGATTATCCATTTAACCCTTCAACCCTTTTGCCCCGCTTGCGGGGCGCCTTCTGTGCTGGGCCTTGTTCTAACCCTCATGGTCACTGTTCCAACTCCGGCCTCAACCCGGAGGCAGGGCCCAGCACAGAGGGCTCCATCACTCTCAACCATCCAACACGTGCGGGCGGTGGAGATCCTCCCTAGTAAGCCGAAAGCAGATGCTGGGCAACCATCGCGCATGAGTACTAGTCAACCAGCGAGAGCCGATGGAAGTCCCAAGCGGTAGCGAGTAGGCCTCCCTCTTTAGCGCCACCCCATCAGCCGCATCCACGCCCGAATGCGCATAGGACTACGGGCGGCTGATGCAGGAGCGCTATTCCATCCCCTGGAGTTGCTATGGATATGCCAATCGGCCGGCGAGATCCGGAGATCAGCGCGACTGCCATTTGTGCGGCCGTGGCTCATGCAATCAAATTTGGGCAAAGCGCATTCGACGTACCTGGAAGCGTCTACGCAGAACATGCGTTCAATCAGTGCGTGCGTGACGCCCGCGATGAGTCCGATCTTGCAATGGCAATTCTGGATCCAGCCAGCGAGCGAGGTATTCGGTTCCGCGCCCGATATCGCAATGAGATTGAGCGCCTTGCTCGCGGAGACCATAAGCGATGAGCGCCGCCATAGTTTGGGTGTTGATGGCTTTTATTCCGCCTGGCGACAGCCGCCCGCCCGCGATGGTAATCGAGCGATTTGGCAGCCAGGCCGCTTGCGAGACTCGCCTGGAGATATTCAGGGCCAACACCGTCACCTTCGCTTGTCTGCCCTCACGGCAGATCACAAGGAACCCCAAAAATGAAAACTGACCTGCTGCTGCACGCTGCAGTTGTGGCATGCGTGCTGATGCTGGGCGTCTATATGTACGGAAACATGCAGCAAGCAGATGAGCGCGCTCGATTGGAGATAAAACGATGAGCGAAGTCACCGAACTGATTGAGTTGCCGCCGAAAGAAACGGCGTTGCAGGTATTCACTGACACCAGCAAATTAGATGAAATCCTCGACAAGGTACGCGAGAAAGTCACCGGCACCGTGTACGACATGAGCAAGCGCAAGGATCGCGAGGCCTGCGCCAGCGATGCATACAAGGTGGCGCGGAGCAAGGCTGCAATGGAAAAGCTCCGCGCTGCAGTGTCGGCAGATCTCAAGGAACTGCCGAAAAAGGTTGACGCTGGCGGGCGCTACCTGAAAGAAGGCCTTGAGGCCATTCAATCTGCTGTGCGAGCCCCTTTGGATGAATGGGAGAAAGCCGAAGAATCTCGATTGGCCCGCCACAACCAAAACGTGATGCATCTGAACCAGTACGCAGCCAACGCCAGTCATCAGCTCGAGGCCAGCGCACTGAAAGACATGCTAGCGGCAGTTGATGCGGTGGTGATCGATGAATCCTGGGAAGAGTTCGAAGCCGAGGCGCACCGCGCCAAAGACAAGGCCCTAACAGCCCTTCGCGCCGCCCTAGCCGCCCGCCAGCAGTACGAAGCGGAGCAGGCCGAACTCGCCCGCCTACGCGCCGAAGCAGAGGAACGCCGCAAAAAGGACGAGCAAGAGCGCATCGCCCGCGAAGCAGCTGAACGCGCAACCCGCGAGGCAGAAGCGAAAGCCCAGGCCGAGCGCGATGCTGCCGCAAAGCGTGAAGCAGATGCCAAAGCTGCTCAGGAGCGCGCAGAACATGAAGCGGCTGAGGCGGTTGAGCGTCAAAAGCAGGCCGAAGCCCGGGCCGAGGCCGAGAGGCTGGCAGCGGAGAAACGCGCTGCGGACGCCGCTGAGGCTGCTCGCCTGGCCGAGATTAAACGGCAGGCTGACGCCAAGGCAGCAGAGGAAGCCGAGGCGAAACGCCGCGAGGCGGACAAGCAACACAAAGCCGCCGTCAACACAGCCGCACTCTCGGCATTTGTCCAGCACGGATTGTCAGAAGAGTGTGCCAAGCAGGCAGTCATTCTTATCGCCAAGGGCTTGATTCCGGCTATCAAAATTATCTATTGAGGACGCCATGAGCGAAGTCATTGAACGCCCGACAGTATCGGGCATCGTTCCCCAACAAGATGGTCGCAGCTCAGTTGCAGACGTCACCCGCCACGTAATTGCGGTGCAAGAGGTAATGCGCTCGGTCATGAAGCCGAATGTGCACTACGGCGCCATCCCCGGCGCAGGAGAAAAGCCGACATTGCTCAAGCCGGGTGCTGAAGTCCTTTGCATGACGTTCAGAATCGCCGACGAGTATGAAATCGTCGACCTTTCCACTGCCGGTGCCGTGCGCTACCGAGTCAAATGTATCGGACGCCATCAATCAACGGGAATAGCCCTCGGTTCCGGTCTGGGTGAGGCGTCCACCGATGAGGAAAAATATCGGTGGCGAAAGGCAATTTGCGACGCTGAGTTCGAAAACACTCCGGCTGACATGAAGCGGACGAAGTACGGCCGTAAACAAGGCGGCCACTACACCGTTCAACAGATCCGCACCGAGCCGGCCGACTTGGCCAACACAGTCCTAAAAATGGCGTGCAAACGCGCCAAGATCGCCATGGTGCTGAACGTCACGGCGGCGTCCGATATGTTTAGCCAGGATCTAGAGGACCTGGATGCGGAACTGGTTCGCCACCTAGCTGAGGATGAGCGCGAAAACCACATGCAAGAGGTTCGCGTCGAGTGGGTAACCAAGGCTCAGGCTGCGGCCAATGAGGACGAACTCCGGACGGTCATGAAGGCCGGGGTCAAAGTGTTCCAGGCGGCGCGAGACAAGGATGGCTACAGCCAGTTCGCCGCTGCGGTTCAGCAACGCGGCGCTGAAATCAAACGCCCTCAAGGAGAAAGCAATGCGTGACATCAAGTTTCGCTGCTCCAGTATTGGCAAGATCATGACAGAGCCGCGCAGCAAGAGTGAAGGCCTGTTATCTGTGGGCGCCAAGACCTATATCCGCGAGCTAGCCCAGCAGGAGATTCTCGGCATTGACTTCGAGGTCTCCAGCAAAGAAATGGAAAAAGGGATCGAGGTCGAACCGCAATCGATTGCTCTTTTGAATCGAGTTCGCGGCTTGAGTCTTGTCAAGAATGAAGAACGTCGCTCCAATGAGTACCTGACGGGAGAGTGTGACCTCTTCGACGCCGCCCGCAAGCGCGGGCATGATCTTAAATCGTCGTGGTCTGCAAAGACGTTTCGCGGCTGGCAAATCGATTGTGAGGAGAAACTCTACGAGTGGCAGATGCGCGGCTACATGATGCTGTGGGATGCCGACGAATGGGAAGTCAATTACGCCCTGGTCGATACGCCTGAGCGGTTGATTGGATACGAGCCGCTGCAGATGCACATCGTCTCGCACATACCGGAGCATCACCGCCTAACGAGCTGGGTCATCCAGCGCGACTTCGATAAAGAGCGGCAGATGATAGAGAAGATCAAAGCGGCCCGCGAGTATTTCGTCGAGATGATCGACGAATTTGATCGGCAGCACCCACAACAATTTAAAGAGGCGGCATAACCATGGCTTCAGTCAATAAGGTCATCTTGGTTGGAAATCTCGGGCGAGATCCCGAGGTTCGCTATAACCCAGAGGGCGGCGCAATCTGCAACGTCTCCATTGCGACTACCTCGCAATGGAAGGACAAGGCCAGCGGCGAGCGCCGCGAGGAAACCGAGTGGCACCGTGTGGTGATGTACAACCGCCTGGCCGAGATCGCGGGTGAGTACCTGAAGAAAGGCCGTCCGGTTTACATCGAGGGTCGTCTGAAAACCCGCAAATGGCAAGACAAGGACACCGGCGCTGATCGCTACAGCACCGAAATCGTCGCCGACCAGATGCAAATGCTGGGCGGCCGCGAAGGAGGCGACGATAGCGGTTACGGCCAAGATAACAGCGGGTATGGCAGTACGCGCCAGCAGCGACCTACGCAAAGCTCGGCGTCCAGGCAGCACACTCAGCCAACCGCGGCGCCAACCGGTGGCGGCGGACTGGCTGATATGGATGACGATATCCCATTTGGCCCCTTGGGCGGACGAAAAGCCCACTATCTCTAATTCCAAAGGAACACCATGACAACCATCCAGTTTGAACTGGGCGGAGGGGCGAGTATCGCCCTGCCCGCCGCTACTGTGGCCGAAAAACTGATTGAGCGCCTGAGCGCGCAGAGAACGCCCCCCCTTCCTGCTCGCCCGAAGATTGGCGAGTACTTGTCGGGCCAGGGCGGAATTTATGTTGGCGATATTCTCGGCGCTGATGGCGTCCTATATGGCCTGATCACCCCAGTGAATGCAGTCGGATCTGCCAAATGGGGCAACGATGGCGAACGAGATTTGAGCGACTTGGACGGCCAGGACAATACTCGCCGCTTGCACAACCAATCTCCGGCCGCAAAGCTCGCCGCCGAATACGAAGCAGATGGGCACGCAGATTTCTACTTACCTGCGCGTCGTGAATTGATTGTCGCTGCTGCCAATGTGCCTAGCCTGTTCGAACAAGCCTACCACTGGACCTCTACGCCCTACGGTGAGCACGACGCCTGGGCCGTCGATTTCGAGGACGGCAGCGTCTACCGCTGGAACCGCGACGACGAGTTTCTAGTTCGCCCCTTCCGCAGATTTACCCATTCATCCCTTTAACCCTTTTGCGGGCGTAGCCCGCCATACCCATGGCCCTACACACCGACACCCAGATCTACAAGACGACCTACGAATTGAGTCTGCTAGTTGAGAAGGTAGTTTCGAACATGAAGCGAAACTACAAAACCACGCTTGGGGCTCACTTGCGCGGTCAATGCTTTGATCTGGTTATGTCGGTGTATAGGGCAAATTCTTCATCCGATCGCACTCCGATCATCCGAGCAATGCGAGAGGATATTGAAGCTGTCAATCTTTCCCTGCGTCTGGCAGTAGACCTGCGGGAGTTTCCTCGCAGCCAGTATGCGAAAGCAGTGGAATTGATTGACAGCATTGGCCGTCAGGCAACTGGTTGGCTCAAACACTCCGAGAATGCGCTTGCCGCCTCACCGTCAAGGCGGTCGGGCCAACGCGCTTGATGATCTGGTCACGCCGCTGGCTCACAAGGCCACCGATAGGCGCACAGCAGAAACCGCCGACTATGGTCGGATGGGTCTGGCGCAGTTTCCCTGTTGATCGGGCAATCCTTCGGCAGGGCGACGTGGGTAGCGTGATGACCCGCCCTACGGTGAGCACAACGCCTGGGCCGTCAATTTCGAGAACGGCAACGTCAACAACTGGAACCGCAACAACGAGTTTCTAGTTCGCCCCTTCCGCAAATCGTCCTCGGAGTTTTTATGGATTCTTGCCATTCGTTCGCGGAGCTGGTGCAGGCTTACTACGACTGCCGCCGGCTGAAAAGAAACACCGCGAGCGCATTGCTGTTTGAGATGGATCTCGAGCGAAACCTAATGCAGCTTCATGAAGAGTTGCAAGACGGCACGTATCGTCCAGGCCGCTCCATTTGCTTTGTAATCACCAGGCCCAAGCCCAGAGAGGTATGGGCCGCGGATTTCAGGGATCGCGTGGTGCATCACCTGCTGTACAACAAGATAGGCGCCAGGTTCCTTGCGAGCTTTATTGCTGATTCGTGCGCTTGCATTCCGGGGCGCGGCACTCTGTACGGCGGAAAGCGGTTAGAGGCCAAAGTCCGAAGCATCACACAGAATTGGGCCAAGCCGGCGCGCTACCTGAAGTGCGATCTGGCCAACTTCTTTGTCAGTATCGATAAGCGATTGCTCTGGCCGAAGTTGGCACAGAAGATTCCCGAGGGCTGGTGGCGAAATCTCTGCGCCATGGTGCTATTTCATGATCCGCGCGAGAACGTAGAAATACGCGGCGAGAAATCTCTACTTCGGTTGGTTCCGCCCCACAAGCGCCTGATGGAGGCCTCGCCTCATCACGGCCTACCGATCGGCAATCTCTCTAGCCAGTTCTTCGCCAATGTCCTGCTGGACGGCCTTGACCAGCACATCAAGCACACCATCAAGGCCCGTCACTACGTTAGGTATGTTGACGATATGGTGTTGCTGCATGAATCGCCGCAATTCCTCAATGAAGCTTTGCACAGCATTAACGACTTCCTGCCACGGCTTGGGCTGGCTCTCAATCCCAGAAAGACGGTGCTTCAACCGGTGAATCGCGGGGTTGATTTCGCGGGATATGTGATCAAGCCCTGGAGAATCGAAGTGCGGCGCCGGACGGTGCGGGCCGGGCTGAGGCGAATCGAATCGCTGCCGCAGGGCAGCACACTCGAAACCATCAATAGTTACTTAGGAATGATGGGCCACGTGAACGGCCATCATGACAGATCACGCATTGCCAATGCTGCCAGGAAGCGCAGGCACTCTGTCGATGCGAAATTAACTCGAGCTTTCCGGCAAGCTATTAATCCGGCGGCGAATCCCGGCTCGGTCGACCCAGCTGTTTGACGACATGGTCTTCAGCGGCATCCATAGCCGTTTTCACATCCGCATACGTGCCTTTGCTGGACACAACAATCTCGTCCGTATGGTCGTCCCTGCCAAAGTAAAAGGTCACGCGCCACGTGTGCTCACCATTGTCGTGAGCCAGTACTTCGACGTTCTCCCAGGTTCTCCCCATGGAACTCTCGATCAAAGAAAACACAAGAATATCTTATCCAGGTTGGAGTGTCAGCATGAAGCCAGACGACGACTATTTCCTATTCGAAATGCCTGAAACCGCGTCAATGATCGGCTGCGTAATCCTTGCCGCCCTGCTGGCGATATTTGGCATCGTCCTGGGCCTGTATGAGGTTGTGCGGGCTCTTTTTGGGGAATGGGTATGACGCCGATCCAATCGTATGAACTGGCCAAGATGTTCTCGGCCCGTCGGCAATCGAGAGCGGAATTTATCGCGGCATTGAAGCGCGACATTGCGGCCCCTCAAGAGGCTGGTCCTGCTGGCGAACGCGCGCTACGGGGTATGCAACAAGCGCTGGGCGGCCATGAAGTGGCTCTAGCCGAATTGCACGCAGTTGAAAACGATGTCCGGCGCATTCTTGGACTGGAGCATGCAGCATGACAGCTCAGCATCCAGACCAGCTATTCGGCCCTCCCGAGGCTATAGATCATGCAAGGGTACCCACTTTCATCCTTGCCGCCCGCGACAGCCAGCAATATCCAACCTTCGTTCAACTTTTCCTGCGCAGCAATTTCGCCATATACCTCGCAAATTTGCTTGATCTGGCTCAAATCCATTTTTGTCTCCTGTCGATTTTTTCGAATGGCCCGCTAATGGTATCGCCCATTCAAAGGAATGTCACATGACCACAACGAAGCCTATGGACGATGGCGGCCCTTTTCACCCAACCGACAGCGATAACTTTGGACCGAAGTACTCGGGGCCTGGCGCGAGTTTACGGGATGTTTTCGCTATTGCGGCACTGCAATCCCTGTCATCAGCCATTCAGGACGAGAGCATCACCACACTTGAGGATCGAGCGGCAGACACAGCTCGGGCCTGCTACACCATCGCGGACGCCATGCTAAAGGCCCGCCATGGCTAATCAGTATAGAAACATGGCGATGCGTAGCCGCTGCACCCTGCACAAATCCAAGCTGGCGACATTCCAGGCATTCTGCGAGGCACGAGGATGGGTCGCGGAGCCCAGCAAGGGCGACTACGAAGTGCTGCGTATGCGGCACCCCGAGCGGCGTGATCCGATGATCGTGCACGAGCGCAGCAACGCCACCGAACACTACACAACCTCGGGAGAAAGCCAGAAGCAGGTCAGGGCATTTATCCGTGCTACGAGCCGCGACACTGAGGTTGCGAGTGTCCTTCGTCAGAAAGATGAAGAAATCGACAAGCTCCGGCAGTGGAATAAGCGACAACTCGACGAATTGGAGCGCCTGCGGTCGGTCATTGCAGCCAAGGATATCGAACTGCACCGCGTGGGGGACATCGTCGTCGATCAGCACAAGGGTCTTAAAGAGGCCCACTCCATGCTGATTCAAATTTGGGGCTACGCCGACGAGCCGATCACCCGGCCAGCAAGTCGCGAAGTCCTAAGCGAAATTCGCGACATGGCTAATGAATTCGGCGCAACCATGCAATGCCATCTAAAGGCACCTTCTGCCGTCCCCGAAGGAGATTATCAATGACCCAAAACGACGACCAGTCTACGCCTGCCGGTCCGGCCGAAGCTGAAGCCCTGGCAGCGCATGCCGTCCAGACCTTTCTGAACTCCTGCCGTATTTCAGACCGTGCACAAATCGGCAACTACCTTATGAAACTTTGCAGCGTTGCATCTGTACTCATGGCACAGGCCGAGGGCTCGGAAAGTGCCGGCCGCAGGCTAGAAGGCACAGCCGCCTGGGTGCGCAAGACGATGCCTGCTAAGCCCGCGAACCTGGAGATCCTGCAATGACCACTGACTACCAGCAAATCCTCACGGATACAGAAATCGAGCAAGGTCGCCACTGCGTTTTCAGCACGGACAATCCCTTTTGCCCATGCGACACGAAGACCATGAGAAAAGCGGTACGCTGGGCCGAGCAGGTCCTGCTATCCAAGCTGCGCGGGGCGGGTGAGCCGGCACGCGACTGGACCGAAGACTTTGCGCACGAGAATGGCAACTACCAGTGTGCCTGCGTGCAATGCGGCGAACACTTTTTCGGCCACAAGCGCCGCGTGGTTTGCAAGGCTTGCTTCGCCGCGCCCCAGGCCAGCGCAGAGGCGCGTAAGCTGGTCGCCGACGGTTGGCTGGACGACCACATCACCGAGAACGTGAAATTCACTCGCGGCGAAATGCCGGGCGTCTACTACTGCCAAGGCTGGCGCGATGCGGAAGCTCACTACAAGCTCGCCGCCCCTGCCGCCGAGGATTCCGCAAAGGGTGCGGGGGATGTGGAATTTCCGAGGATGCCAGAGCCAGCAGCAAGAACCTCAGCGTTCTCCACAAACAGTCAAGTTGTGCCGTACTACACATACGGTCAGATGATGGCCTACGCGCACACCGCA